GGATCAGTACATTTAACAAATTGGGAGACTTCAATACGAAATTGATCTCACAACTATGTTATATACCGTGAATAAGTTGTACGCAAAATGTCAAACTCCGAACCGGCGAGGCTCTTGAAATACAGTTTGTTAACTTTATTAACGGCCTCTCCGAAGAGAAGGACACAGTGATAGGATATTGTACACTGTGCGTGGGACGTACTCCCACTGGGGGTAGCAATCTTACAATTAAGAATTGCTAGGGAGGGTATTATATGCTTCTGGAATATCATTCAAGCCACCACCGCCACATTGATACATGACGGGGACGCTCAAAAACATGAACAAACAGAAATCTTCAGCAGCAGAAACAAACATGTCAATATGACAGTCTGCACCTCCCGTGTGCTGAAGCACATGGACACCGGGCTCCCCAGATAAACGACGTTTGGTCTTTGTAAACCACGTTGTGTTTTCACTGGGGTCATCTTGATAGTACGACTCAAGATTTCTAATCCGCCTGGCAGGATAGAACCTTAGATTGGAATAATAAGGGAGCTCAACTTCGAGAGCTCCATTTTGTGCGGTCTGGGTAAAGGCACACCCATCACCGGTAAATTGGAGTCTGATACGCGCTGCTGCGGAACGAGCAGCATCAGTAACATACGCCTGCGTTTCAACTCTAGGAAAGAAACGCAAATAAGGGGTATACTTGTCGGCAGTTTCCGACAAAGCATCTAACGGATTGAGAGGCATGTTCGTGCGTGAAGCGCGACAAACACTCATGTTAGAGCCACCATGAAAATGATGACCCATATCATGACGCTCAGGGTGAGGATCACCTGCTAAACCGTCAATACCCTCATCAGGGACACCATAACACATGTATTTACGACGAAAACCGCCGCGATAACCTGCGTAAGCTGGTGTAAAGTAGTTGATCCAGGTATTAAGTGAGAACGAAAAATTCATATTTTCATTTGGAGTGACACCCGTAATCAGGGCAACATCAGGTCCATCAGGATTATGACCCCAATAATCGGGGAAATCAGGTAGTTGAAGCCTAATTTGAAAATTGTTCGCAATGCCTTCATACACGGGGTAAGCCAATTCGTGATGCATATTGGAAATAGAACCCGTGGCCATGTAGCGCTTAACTAACTGGCGGATTGAAGTAACAACTTCGCCGAAATAAACGGCCATAACTGGATCTCCTATGGGAACAGGAGCTGCAAATGAAGAGTCCACCTCCGTACTAAGAGGTGCAGATTCTTGCTCTTCACTTGCATCGGTATCAGCTTCTTCACGATGTGATTGATAAGCCGAATACCCGGGGGGACCATCGATTTGGTAGTGACCCTGATGATTATCAGCGTTAGCACCAGACCAAGGCGTTCGGAAATACGTGACTGGAGAAATACCCGACATATCGGGTTCTGCAAACTTAAAATCTTCTCCCATCTTAGCAAAGACATTTATAGAAATATCGTTGTCGATGGTAGCGTCAGAATTAGGTACAGTAAGATCGTTAACCACGAACACAGACAATACACCGTTACCACGGGTGACATCGTCAAGAACGCCATCACCGATGGCGAAAGAAGGCCCTTTAACTGTAGACATGGGGTGAGTAGACTTCATGAAAGAATGAGTCTGACCCCATCCGACTGTGATTGTAAAATCTCTGGAGTCGGCGATATCGATGATTTGAGTATACATCGTATTATATTCGGTACCGGTCCCATCGTGCGGGTCCCAGACTATCCTGAGGCGTCCGCGATGGTAATTGGAAGATACAAGCTGAAAGCGAAATTCCATGGAACCAGTCCAGTATTTAAAGGGTAGGGCACAGAAGCCACAAGGCAAAAGATGATATTCTTTATTGTAGCCATTTGCAATTTGGTTACCAGAAGGTGAATGAGTATCATATATCGTAGGTTCAACATAAGTTGAAAATAGACGCTCATCAAGACCTGAAGTAACTGCCCAGGGAAATTGAGTGTAATAGGACTCCCTGGTAACAATAGACTTGAAAGCCATTTCATCTGCGCCACCAAGCCCTGCAACACGTGAGTCAATGGTACACTCTTGTTTGGCATCAAGCGTAAGCTTGGTACAAGAGTCAGGCATATTAACAGTAGCCATATTACCCATGACATTGGGTCTAAAGGGTTTGGTGTCGTCCAAGATAGCTGGTCTGGACATACCGAAAGCGTGGGCAACTTGCCCAACCAATCCGGCAGCCATGGTTGTAGCCATGGCAAAAGGGGCGATTCCGGGGACAAAGCTAAGGACCCCGGCAACTTCAGCAATCGTATCAGCTGTGCGCTCGACAGCGCCATGCCCGTATTCATCACGCGCCATTTGCGCTGTAATAGAATCCGGGTTCGTAGCTGTAGGAATAGAAAGATCAACGTCCTCCGCCCAAGCAAAAATATTAATAACGAGAGGGTCAACAGCTCCGTTAGCATGCTTGAGTGGTGACATAGACTGAAGAGTTATATCCCCCATTTCTGCCCACTGTGAAGTGGGAATGTTAAGTGCATTTTGAGGGTGGAAGAACGGAAGTTCAAGAGATCCACCTTGGCACTCAGTAGGATTAAGATAAATATGAGGATGTTGAGACAACCCAATAATATCTTGTTGTGTTGGGCCAGAAGCACGGGCAATGTGAATTTCGTCACAAGTAGGTAGAGGATGGTAAGAGGCAATTGCACGGCCAAAATAGAAAGGGTTTCCATTTATTACAATTTTAACGCATAACTTACACTTTAAAAGTGTAAAGTTAGAAATTCTGTTGATATTACGAGGATTCTCAAAGAACGCGGTCCAGGGGTTCATCTTTTTGTGAAGTGCAACACCTGGGGCCCACGCATAAGAAGCAATCTTCAAAGGGCGACTAAGAAACTGGCCCAGAGTAGTATCTGACATATCTGCAACGCCACGAGTAGGATCCATGACAGAGTCAATGGAGTAGCTAAAAGCAGGATTAAGGTCAGAAAATTGCATTTGTTGAGACGACTCACCAGAAGCAGAACTAATCTGTACCCCAAAAAGGGAAGGATCAGTTTGTTCAGTAATAGCATCAAGGTCCTGACCGAACTGGTCAGGTAGATCCCGAAATGACTCGACGGGGAGATCACCAACGTGGTGATTACGATCTAACTTTGTAAGTTTCGATAGCGGCGTAGATAGTGCCGCTGTGAATAGAGGATTAATAGGAGCGAGGAATAACCAAAATACAATCTCAGTGGTACTCTCAGCGTGCGAAGCGAAAGAGATTTGCCTGAGAAGGAGGGGGGATAACGGACCCCCCCAAAACGCCCATTAATGGTCTGGGGGCAACCAAGGCCTACGATCAAATAAGATCATAGGCAAAGCCGTCGAGGCGTTCTTCTAATAAACTTTCGTAAGTAGGAAGACCATCCTGAGGCATGAAGTGGCGTAGACAACCGGTGTCGTCAGAATGAGCCTCAATAATGAGGTTAAAAATACGCCGATGCTTGTCAAACTCAGCGCGACCATGATGAAAGAATTCACGGCATGCGTTAACTAAGCATTGAGACAAGACGAAGAGGGGGTGCTCTACTGATTTACGAGAAAACACTAGAGACTTGAAGATGGAAGCTTTGTCAAGGGGAGCCAGATAAACAGGGCGAGTGCCAGGTTTAGTAAGAAGGGCATCAACCATGCCACGCTTAAGGAAAGTAACTTTATGTGGGTCTGTATAGGCAGCAAGAGTGTCGCCTTTATCAGCATTAGTATATTTCATACCAAAAAGTGCACAATATTTACCCATGATAACTCCATTAAAATCGCACCCGGCGAGGACACTGCAAACAGAGTCGTCACCATATGTAGAAAGTTTACAATATTTAGTGAAATCAAGGAGTTCCATATAAGGCATACGCGAACGAGAAGGTCCAAATTTAAGCGGGCCATGAATCACGTCGTACTGGTAAGCATACCAAGAACAACGATAAAGAATCATATTGGCCAATGTATTAAACAAAGTGGTACCGGGATTACCTGAAGGGTTTCCACGGTTCATAATAAGAACAAGACCATCAATAAAGATGCGGGCATAAGCCATATCGGAGAAAAGAGTCTCAGCGACACGGATATCGGCAGGGGTATAACCACAGCCACGCATCAAAATAACGCAACAAGAACAAACAGCATGCATAACGTCAATTGGTATAGTTTTATCAAAACCACTATAATCAGCATCGAAAACACGACGGTCAGGGTCATGGACAACCTGACCAATCACGTCCCAATCAGCAGAACAAGCATTAAGACCTATGTGGTGCTCCATTTGCTGTTGATAATCCATAAAGATCTTAATAATCGGAAGGAAATACATACGAACAAGAATCTGATAAGCGAGGGTAACCATAAAAATGGCACGTCGAGG